GTTGGTCGGTGGTCTACGCTGCGACAGGCACAATCAACACCTCAGATGAACGCGCAAAGCTGGACTTTGCTCCCACGCTTGGTCTTGACTTCATCGCTGCGCTTGAACCTGTTTCATACCGTTACAAAAACGGCAAGACGGTTATTGAGCAAGTGGAAGATGGCACAGATGAAGTGCCAGCCGTGTTGGATGAAGATGGTAACGAGGTGACACCAGCTACCACAAAGCCAAAGTATAAATCCGTTGAGCGTGTCATTGAGGGCACTCGCCGTCATCACGGCTTGAAGGCGCAGCAAGTTAAATCCGTTCTTGATGCGTTCGGCGCTGACTTTGCCGGGTGGGTGCTTGAAAACCCTGATGACCCGAACAGCGGTCAAGGTCTGCGATATGACCAATTCATTTCGCCGTTAATTAAAGCAGTCCAAGAACTCTCAGCCCAAAACGCAGCCCTCACAGACCGCATTGCAGCACTGGAGTCCCTTAACAAACCACAGGAGTAAAACATGAAAGACTATATTGTAAACCAACTAACCCAACCTTCTACATGGCGTGGTATTATTTTGATTGCAACCTCAGCAGGCTGTGTTATTAGCCCTGAAGTTGCTGATGCTATTGTGGCCTTTGGTATTGGCTTGGCTGGTGCTGTAGGTGTCTTTACTTCTGACAAGTAATATCATGGGCAGAAGTATTGAAGAAATTGATATGCTTATGCACGTAAGCATGGCAGTGGGTGAAGAACGCTACAAGGATATCGTAAACCGAATAGATAGACTTGAGGGTTTGATGCTAAAAGGTGGGGGTATTATTATCCTCGGTATGTGTAGTATTCTTACTAAATTAATCTTAGGAGTGTAACAATGAAATCGAATCTTCCTAGCGGTGCTAAGTCTAAATCAGGTGGTAACGCCCCTAACCAGTTGTCAGGTAAAGTTGGCGGTGTTCGTAAAGCTGGTATGACTGGCTCTGCAACTCGTCAAGGCATGGTTAAGAAACCAATGAAAAAAGGTTGTTGACACCAGTAGTACTTTCTGGTATAATAAACTATATAGAGACTATGAAGCACTAAGTCTCTATATAGTTTAAGTATTATAATTATTATTATTTATAATCTTTATCTAAGTAGTTCTAAAGGGACTATTTAGATAAGGGGCTAAACAAAGGAAAAGATATGACGTACATGGAACTGGTTAATGAAGTGTTGAAGCGTCTACGGGAAGAGACAATTGATTCTGTTACTCTTACAGAATACTCAACCCTTATTGGTGTGTTTGTTAATGAAGCGAAGCGTGAAGTAGAAGATGCACATCAGTGGTCATCTTTAGATACAGATGTTGTAGTTACTACTTCTCAAGGTGTTAGGGATTATACTCTTGTTGGTACTAATCATCGCACTGTCATTAAGTTTGGTTATAACCTTAGTCACAAATGGTTCTTAGACAACACCACACGAGCAGGGCTAGTTAAACTACAAGAACTTAATTACAACCCTGTTTATAATGATGTGTTGCGCTACACTATGCTTAAGCGTGATCCACAGGGTCAGATTGTTGTTCGTGTAGATCCTTATCCCATTGGTACTGAGACTCTTCAGTTTAACTGCAAGATCCCCCAAGCAGATCTGGTTAATAACCTTGATTTGCTTCTAGTGCCTGCACAGCCTGTTATCCTTCGTGCCTATGCCCTTGCTATTGCTGAACGTGGTGAAGACCAAGGACAGGGCTCTATGCAGGCTGATGAGAAGTATCTAACAAGTCTTCGTGACCACATTGCAATTGACAAAAATGGTAACGATGACGATTCAGTGTGGGTGGCAGTATGAGTGATCCGCTTATTACAGAACAGGTGGTGGCAGCAGGCTTCATGGGACTGAACACTCAAGAGTCTTCTGTGTCCCTTCCAAACTCTTATGCTTTAGCACTTGATAACGCAGTCATTGATTCCTTTGGTCGTGTAGGTGCTCGTAAAGGCATCCAGAAGGTCAATACAACCGCTTACGAGGGTAAGGTAGGGTGTCTCCATGAGTCAGTGTCTACCAACGGCGTACGGAGCGTTTTAAGCGTTTCTAGCAAGAAGTTCTACAACGACATCCCAGCCAATGTACTGAAGTTCACACATCCTGAAGCAGTGGGTAACAACTGGATGGGTGTGAATCTTAACAACCATGCTTATTTCTTTCAGCGTGGGTTTAAGCCTGTAATATATGATGTAGCTACAGACACTATAACTCTTGTAGAGAACCACCCATTCTATTCAGGTACTATTCCCAAGGCTAACTGTGCTTTGGGTGCTTTTGGTAGGCTGTGGGTTGCTGATACAGCGACAGAAAGATCTATTCTTCATTACTCAGATACTCTTATTGGACATAAATGGACAGGCGGTAGTGCAGGCTCGATTGATTTAACAACTGTATTTCCTAATGGTGGGGATGAAATTGTTGCTCTTGCTTCCTTTAACAACCGCTTGGTTATTTTTGCTAGAAAATCCATTATTCTATACTCAGGTGCGGATGATCCTACAACGATGGTTGTTGAGGATTTTATTGACACACTCGGCTGCACAGCCAGAGACTCTGTGCAGGATACAGGATCTGATGTTGTGTTTCTTTCTGAGACAGGTTTAAAAAGTCTTGGTCGTGTTGTAGAAGAACGTAGTAATCCAATTAATGATCTGAGCATCAATGTTAAAGACACTTTTATTGGTGAACTTGCTATTGAAAATCTAGCAAATGTCAGAAGCGTATACTATGAAAGAGATAGCCACTACTTACTGAGTATCCCTTCAGTGCAGAGGGTTTGGTGTTTTGATACTAGACAGAAATTAGAGAACGGGGCTTGGAAGGCTACAACATGGTCTGAGTTTGAGGTTTACAGTTTTCTAGCAACTGCGTCTAGATCTTTGTTAGTTGGCGATGCTGCGTTTGATGTTTGTATTTACGACAAGTACAATATGAAAGGTTTTCCTTACACTTTTACATACCTGTCTAATCACTTGAATAGTGGGGATAGTTCTATAATGAAAGTGCTAAAGAAACTGTCTATTCTTGTTGTCGGAGGTGCTCAAACAATTACTTTGAAGTACGGTATTAATTATAGTACAGCACTAAAAAGTATTAGCGGTAATGTGTTTTCTAATAAGAATGCCTCTGAGTACAACATTGCTCAATATAATGTTAACGAGTACAATGTAGGCTTTTCTAACCAACGTGTAGAGAAAAACATAGGCGGTGCTGGTTCTGTATATCAGATAGGTGTTAGCGCACAGATTGATAACTCGCTGTTTAGCCTTCAAGAGTTGGTTGTTAAGTTTAAAAAAGGTAGGTTATCTTAATAGAGGTAAATATGTCCACAACAAACTCTTATTCTGCTGTTCCTTTTGACTTAAGCGGTCTGGATCAGGCAATTAAAGACCTTATTGCTAATGACCCCGGTATAAAATCTTTTAAATACTACGACACAGTTAAGCAATATGATAAGAACTTAACATATGAAGATTTTAAGAGACAGTTTGATTCCAACCCACAACAGGTGGAAGCACTCTACGAACAGTTAAAACCTAAAGACATCACAGGCAGTCAGATTAATCTACCTGATGGTAGAGTTGCTACTGTTACTGGTATTCAAAACTACACCAACAGCGATGGGTTTTACTTAAACACAGACTTAGGAACCTTTACTGCCTACGGTAAAGATTTTATTGAGAAGGGCGGTAAGTATAACGCAGACAAGTCTTTCATTGCTTCTGTTTCAGGGGCTATGCTGGACGAGATAGAGGCTGGTAGGGTTTTAGCGTTAGATTCAAGAGGTTTTACAAACCTACCAACAAAGAACAATGGTGGTTTAGATTTGTCAAAAGACTTCTACATCTTTACAGGTGGTCAGTTCTTTGTTGACTTCTATGATCCTGCTAACGTACAAGATAGCTATGAACAGTTGTATGTTGGCGGTTTGCAATTAACTAAGGCTGAGAACGGCAAACTAATGTACGCTGGATCTACTCAGAGAGACAACTACACACAGGTAGGTTTCTTACACGGAGACAG